GGCTTGGTTCATTGCTTGTCTGCGTTTTTGGCAAGCGGTGCAACCCTTTGCGGTTTGCTCAAGGTTTGTTTGAACCCCAAGGCTTGCCGCAACGCGATCTCCAAGGTTAGCAAAACGATGAATTACGTTCGCAACTTTGTCTCCTGCTTCTTGCCAATAGTATTGGCTAGGAATCCTACTGCAAACTTGTTGTTCGATCAAGTATTCTAAATTATCTGGAACTTGAACATTATTAATTGTCATGTCGCTTGATACCTTTTGGGCAAATTGTTTTCCAAAAACAGTATCCATTCCATTAACACGATAAGTATTTCCCTTATCGTCGCTGTATTCATACCAAAGTCCACCGGGGATAGGCCCGTTTTTATCCTTGAGTCTCACGATTTTTTGTTTTTGTTTCGCCAGCCTCGATATTCTTTTTTCTCAAAAGTTTTTATGGCGTGGCAGTTTGCACATCTTACAACACATTTTTCGATTTCTGGCAATGCTAATTCCCATTTATGATAAAGAGATATATCTTTTACCTTTTCACCATAAACATGATCAAAGTGTAATGCAACGGCATGAGCTTTGTATCCGCAATCAATACAACCATGTTGCAATTTGTAAGAACTTGCTTTTTCTTGAAAAATTTTCTTTTGAGGTACAACAGTTTTTAAGTTGTTCTCTTTAACTTTTTCTGGATTTATTAATCTCCAATTTTTGCTTTGCAAATTTCTTATCTCTTTGTATTTTTGATGGCTTTTTTTGCGACACTCTTTGTATTTTTCTTTGTTTGCGTCTCTCCATGCCTTGCTTTCAGCATTTGTTTTTTCTTTATTTTTAGAACGCCTTAATCTTCTAAGAAGGTTGCGCCTGTCTTTTTGCTCTTGCGTTAAAACATACGGCTTTTTGCTCATGTGAACCAAATGCTTGTATTAATTTATAAAATAAGTCAATAGTAAAACTTCACATGGACTACAACGGCATTTGTCTTGACTTGCCCAAAGACACAACATACGGGCTTTCCTTTGGAGAGAATGTTCCACAATTCATTCGTGAGTTGACGGCTTATAGATTGACTCGTGGAGAGTTTGGAAGGCGTGAACGGGTTAAAAATGGCATCAAGTTGGAACATACTGACCTAAAAAACCCTGCACAGCACATGGTCAACTGCTTTCAGTTGATTTATGGCAACGATGTTTTGCTCCAATCACAAGGAATCGCCAATAATTATGCCCTAGATATTATAGATTTGTTCTGTAATGAGAACGATTGGGGTATTGCAGGGTGTGCATCTAGCGGAAAAACCTTTTCTGTGGCGGCTTGCATCGTAATTGATTGGCTTTGCGCCCCTGATTGTACCTCCACATACGTTGCATCTACGTCTCTGGATGCTTCTGAAGACCGATTGTGGGGTAAGGTTTGCACTCTATACCGAATTGCAATGCGTAATTTACAGTCCAAATATGGTAAAGATGCCGCGATTGGAAACCTTGTTGAGTATCGTAGGATGATTGTTTTTGAGTCTATTGATACCAAAGATACAGAACGAGACTATACAAATGCCATAAAAGCGGTTGCTTTTCCAAAAGGAGGAGAGGGTCAAAAAGCTGTTGACAATATGCGAGGAAGAAAAAACGAACGAGTAAGGGTATTTTTGGACGAATTGGCTGAAATGGATTTGTATTGCCTCAATGTGCGATCCAATTTTACGGCAGGAAACGATGATGTTTTGTTTGGCGGCATGGCAAACCCATCAAATACTGCAAATAATCCTCATACGGAGTTGTGTGAACCCGATGATCCAATGGGATGGAATGCTGTAAATAGGTACACAAAAAGGTGGAAGACCCGTACAGGAATTGCTTTGCACCTTTCAGGAGAAGAAAGCCCTAATCTTCAAGCTCCAAACGCAGAAATACCTCCTTTTAGGAATTTTCTTACTTACAAAAAAATGGAGGCAACATTAAAAATATGCTATGGCAATAAAAATGCCCTAGAGTACTGGCGAAATGTGTATGGTTGGTGGCCTGATTCCTCTGTAGAGCTTACAATCTTTTCAAAACAGTTTATTCAAGGATGCGATATTGCTTGGGAGCCTGTTTGGAGTAACAGGACAAAGGTTGTTTGCGGATTTGACCCTGCATTTACGGCTGGTGGAGATAGATGTGCCGCTACTTTTTGCCGATTTGGGGCAAATGATACTGGTAGAAATGTAGGTTTCTATCTTGGAACCAAAGAATACACCAGTTCTGTTGGAGAAGTTTTTGAGGAAAGTATCGCAATGCAAGTGGTACAGGATTGCTTGGAGTATGGAGTCCACCCAAGGGACTTTGGTTTGGATATTTCAGGTGATGGCGGCAAGATGATGAGAGCAATCATCATTGAATGGAGCAAATTCAATCCTGAAGCCATGTTCATCTTCCCGATTTCCTCAATGGGAATGCCTACGGAAAGGAAGATCAGCAATCTGGATAAGAGAACTTGCAAAGAAGCCTATGATCGGCTTGTCACGGAGTATTGGTTTGCTGTTCATACGGCTATGTCCACGCGATCCCTTGTTGGTATCGACATGGATAAGAACTCGCAAGTCATAGCGGAACTTTGTTCTAGGTTGTATTACCACAAAGGTAGAAAGGTTGCTGTTGAGAAGAAGCTCGACATGAAGCAACGTATCAAGAAGTCGCCCGACTTGGCTGACTCTCTGACGTATGCTGTACAGATGCTCCGTAGGGCAGGGCTAGAGTTTACCTTTGAGGATGAAGAAGCAGAGTCTCTGGATATCGTAGAGATCAGAGATTGGGAGCAGAGATTGATCCACAGCAAGAATAGCCCTGAAGAAAAGGCTATGGATGATGATTGGGGCTATGGCGGGAATGGGGTGGATGAAGATGGATTTTAGGTTCATTTATACAATCAAGTACTAATTCGTTTACAATTAGTAGATGACCTTGCCCCCTATCTCGCAGGAAGTCCCCAATGGGGGCTTGTCAAGGGCAAGGAACCTTTGAAGAAACCCAAGTGCCGATCCTCCTTGTTTCTGCGACTCAAGGGGAGAAGGCGGTCGAGGGTATAGAAGCTACGGTATCCCTTAAGCTCCAAAGAAAATTTATTGTTGACGCACGGATTGGTCAATGAAAGATTTCAATCATCGCAAGATTGAGGCCAAGCATGAATGCGTCCCATGTAGGCCAAGAAAGCGGCGGTAGCGAACCAAAACGCTATCCCCGTCTGCTAGGAGAAAAATGTTCTGCCCTCGGCTATTGTTGAGGGTAGCGATTTTTCGCCAGCAAATCTTTTCTGGGGGGTAGGGGGGTTTGTTGGACTTTTTAGCCAAGGGTGTATTTCTGCATGGCATCCGTTACAAAGACTCACGACATTCTTCTTCTGGTTCAATCCACCGTTTTGAAGTTGGATTATGTGATGTCGGCAATGTGCTGGTTCAAGGCAAACAAAACATTTGGTGTTTATTTTTAACTCTACTCTGTGAAGTGTTTTTTTGATCTGGTTAAATTGTGTTCGTTTTTTTGATGGATCAGTTTTCCAACCAATAACAATTTTTGCGTAGTCAATTAAAACATGAAGCCTTTCCTCTTTGCTTTTTAGACCCCCATTGAAATTTCCCTTCAATGCTTCCCTTTTGATTTTGTTTGGCCCTTTGACAGATTTATCTTCAAGAAAATGTTTCCAAAAATTGATCAACAACTTTTTGTGCAAACATTGAGCTTGCGATCCATTGTCGCAATAGAATAGGTTTACTTCAGCTTCATTCATAGACGCATTATGGTTGAGGTTAAAAGCTGGTTGAGAACGCAATTCTCGCCAGCTTTGTTTTTTATAACAGCAAGTTAGAATTGACGCAACTCTTAACCATAGGCATAATTTTAACAATATGGCTAAATTCTCCCCTCAAGAGTTTCGTAACGGATCTATGATACCTTCTGTGATACAAGGAAAGGTAGATAGCTCTGTAGCCTCTATGATCAAGAGTCCTGAAAAGACTGCTTATGGCTCTGGTCAGTATAAGAGAAAGCCAAGTTTCCTGATGTGTCCTCCTAAATACTTGTCCACGGCTATCCCGAACAACAAGTTTATGAAGGGTCAGAAAGTAGATACTGAACGTGCTATGCGTCAGTACACCAGAATCAAGAGACTCATTACTGCTCTTGGTGTTAAGGTGATTGAGTTGCCTCCTGTTAAGGGAGCGCAAGACCAACACTTTGTAGCCAATCTTGGGCTATCTGTTGATCCTTTTATCTTCATTGCCAAGATGAGTGCTGATGGTCGTCAGATCGAAGAAGATCCGGGACGTAGATTCTTTGAGAAGATGGGCTATACAGTTTTACAACCTCCTCACTTTTGGGAGGGAGAAGCTGAAACCAAATACTGGAAAGACAAAACGTATTTTGGCGGTCATGGAAAATTCTCCGATTGGAAGGCACAAGAATGGATTTCCAAGAAAGCTGGCATTGATATTATCCCGATGAAGATGGTGAGTGATGATCTCTACCATCTGGATTGTTGCATCCATGTCATTGATCCAGAGAACTTCATGGTATGCCGTAGTGGTATTGATCGGGAGTCATTCAAGCGTTTGGAGAAGCTGGCAAATATCATCGTCGTTCCAAAAGAAATGGAGGCTACGGGTGCTACCAATCTGATTCGCATCCCTGATAAGAACATTGTGATCAGCGGTATGTTCCAGCCTGAATATCATCAGTATCGCAAAAGCATGGAGTGGATGCTGACAACGATGGATAAGTTCAACAACTCTGTGATTTTTGCAGACATTGATGAGGCCGACAAGAATGGTGCTGATTGCTCATGTCAGGTCATGCACATTACGTTCTGATGAGTATAAAGAAATACATCAAAGTATTTTTTGGATTCATTGGATACATCAATGGTTTATGCCCCAATTGTTTTAAGGAATTAAGTGCTTGCAATGACTATCCTTGCCATGTATGCAACGTGGCAGGATACATCAAACCAAAACAAATTTGGCGTAGGTTTATCCAATCAAATCAAAAATAAACTATGGCTACCAAGAAAAGCGGAATCCATATCAAGGAGTCCCACAAGGGTCGCTTCACAGCGATCAAAAAGAAAACTGGAAAGACCACGGAGCAATTGAAGCACAGCAAGAATCCTGCTGTTCGCAAGATGGCTACCTTTGCACAGAATGCCGCCAAGTGGCATCACGGCAAGAAGTCTAAATGAACAAAACAGCAACCACAAATTCTGCCAAACCAAATGTTACTCTCCGTCCTGCTCGGATCGGATATGGAGTTCGCAAGAAATCCAAATCAAAACGCAAATCAAAGTGATATGACACCAGAAGAAGATGCTTTCGATATTTGGAGAGAAGCATCAATCGCTGGATTGGATAAATATTTCAAGGGTAGCGAAGAACACAAAACCCAATTCTGGACTGCTGGTGCTGGCTGGTATGCCAAAAATCTAAAAGATGAACAGCTTGATCTAATCAGCTATCTTCATCATCTCATTGATCGGATCAAATTGGTTCAACTCTTGGCAGACATGATGGAACAGGAAGAAATTTCCATGAGTCATGCGGCTAGGCTTTTGAAAAATCTGGTTTCTGATAATCCTCCTGAAGCCATCCAAAAACAATCGCATGATTAAAATCAAACGCCCTATGGGGGCAGTCGTAGTTTCTGATCTGCATTGTGGATCTACTGTTGGATTATGGCCTGAAGGTCATATCACCAGTACAGGAAACCAAATAGGATTAGGAAACAATTTGCATCAACAATGGCTATGGCAATGCTGGAATGACAAAAACCAAAAAATCAAAGACCATTTTGGGAAAGATCCTTTCATACTTATTATTAATGGCGATTGTATTGAGGGTCGCCATCATGGTAGTAGCGAAATTGTTGCGGCATTGAATTACGATCATACGCTTGCGGCTATTGAATGCCTCAAGCCTTTGGCTAAAATGGCATCTGTAATCTACATGACTGCTGGCACAGAGTGTCACGTTGGAGATTGGGAAAAGATGATTGCCAGAGAAATCCATGCCCAATGGCTAGGAGACAAAGGTCTTATTGAAATTAATGGTACGCTCATTGACATAGCCCACCATATGCCCACAAGTTCTAGGTCATATCTTGAGGCAGGAGCTATGAGCATTACTATGGGCAATGCCCGTCAGAATTACTCCCGTGTCGGGCATAGGGTTCCCAAAGTATATTTACGAGGCCATCGCCACACGGGAGGAATTTTTAATGATGGAAACGGAATCTTCATGGTAACTCCTGCATGGCAGTTGCTCACAAGATACGGACACAAAGTAGTCGGAGATGCGATATGTCGTCCCGGCATTGGTATCCTTGAT